AATTCCAGACGTACTTGCAAAAAGGTCCCCTAGAGCGGGCAAGCGATCTAAAAGAAGGAACAAAGATCGGTTAAATTCTTGGAAAAACGGTTCTTGAACTGTCTTTTTAAAGTCGTTAAACTCTTTTTTATTGTCTCTAACGGTTAAAACAAATCTTTGGGCCGCAGGAGAAAGTTTGGCTAGTGCCTCAGCGAACCTATCTATACCACCACCCGCTGCATCCTTTGCGGCTTTTTCGGCCTCCTCGAGGGCTTCTCGAGCTCGGGCAATGCGGGCGTCTAGCTCTTGCTCGACTCGTCCCCCCGCTTGGGCGTCGGCAGCCGCCTGAGCAGCAGCCGCCTGAGCCCTTGAGGCATCCCTAACGGCTCTAGCGGCCTCGATTGCGGCATCTGTTTCGGCCTGTTGAGCATTAGAAAGCCGCTCTTTTGCGTTAATAACAAGATCAGAGCCCTCGACTCCGGCTCTTGTAGCTGCGTTCTCTTCCTTTTTAAGGTCAGCATTGCGGTCAATAGCTTTACGAAGGTTTAAGTCGGCTTGAGCAAAGGCAAGCTCGGCTTCTTGACGGGCCCTCGAGTTGGGGGGGAGGTCCTGGACCCTTTGTAGGCTTTCTCGAGCCTTTTCAAATTCAATTCTTGCTCTCTTTTCAGAGATAGCACCACCCTCGACCTCAAAACGCAGCTGTTGCAGCCGTTCTTTGGCCTCTTCTCGGGCGTCGTTGAGGTCCTCCAGAGCGTTTAGTGTGTCCTTCTGGGCCTGAAAATAGCCTCTTTCAGCTCGCTCCGCATTGAGCACGGCATCTGCAGCCGAATCGGCGGCTTCTGCCGCCCTTTGACGCGCTTGTTCCAGCTCTTCTGGTTTTTCTTTTTCAATTATGTTACGAAGTGCAATCCTAGCGTCACGCAGTCTTTTTAGGGCGGCTTCCTCTGCCGCTGTGTTGCCTCCACCGCTTTGCGCGTTAATGGCCTCACTTACGCCTTTAAGAGCGATTACCGCTGCAAGTCCCGCCTGCCCTAGAGCCCCCAAGGCGGCTACAAGGACAATTCCAACAGATCTGGCAGCGTTGCCTGCAAGGCCTACAAGGGCTACTAGTCCACCTCCCAAGGCTCCGATAGCTCCACCCACCCCCACAATGGCGGGAAAAGCCAGGGTGAATACTCGGTTAAGATTTCTAAATGCAATCCGAGCACGTTCGGCTCTATCCGCAAAATCTCTCGGAATAAACCGATCTATACCACTCCGCCCATCACCAGCTCCTCGGGAAAACCCTCGCCCAAAAGCTTTAGAAGTTTTTTCGCCTTCTTTTTCTGCAGTAGGTGCGGCGCTCTTAAAGCCTTCTTCTACTTGTCTTTTAAAGTCTTTAGTTACAGCCCGAACAATGATTTCAGCTGAGCCGAGTACTGCCATGGTTTACCTGTCGCTATTTCAAAGGGGAGTCTAGTTTTTCGCCAAAAGGAACTACACTATCTGGGTCAAATTGAGTTGGCGGAATGTAGGGCTTTCTTTCTGAGCCAGGAGGAGTACTATTTGCCGGAGTAGGACCACTGCTAGCCGTACTCATATTATACTTTGTATCTGAGCTGGTGAATACGGATTTGTACGGTCTTCCGTAGAGCAGTGGGTACATGGTTTCTCGTATTTTAGAAACAGCTTCTGACTCTTCAGCTGAAGAAACTCTTAAGTCTTCCTCAAAAAGGTAGTGAATTACATCAAGCATGTCTGAAGCGTCCAGCTCTAGTAGCATAATCCCGGAAAGTATAACTTTTCCGTTCACATAAGGCCAGTTATCAGCCGCCCAGTCTAGGAGCCCGAAGACTCCTGAGTAGGGCGGGCGCTGTACTGTTCTACCAACCAACCTGTAATTTCGCCGAGGTCTTCGACGGGAACAATTTTATCTGGATCATGGATAAGAGCGTCAAATCTTTCATAGCTTTCTGGTTCTAGAACAGCTTTAAAAAACTTTTCGATGACGTCGTTTGCGTTAGACGCGCGGTTGTCATCAAAACTTCCTGCAACTTCAAGGAGAACTTTTCCTTGAATTGCTCTGAAGCAATTAAATTCTTCTCCGTACAGTTTAAATTTAATTTCGTCAAACTCTTCAGTTTTTGTAGACCCAAAGTCTTTAAATTTTGTTGCCATTGTCTATTTTTCCTTTTATTCTGTGTCGTTGGAGATTCTAGTTTATCACCTTACGCATGGAGTCAGTGAGGTAACGATTCGGCCGTGTCCCCGGGTGCAGAACTATTTTGGTAAAAACAAGAGTACCTTTAACATAAAATCTTAAAACTCTTCTTTTTCGAGGAACAATGACTCGAGGACGGGTGCCCTGGTGGTGCATGAGAGCATAAGGAAGGTAAGAGCCTACTTGGACATACTGCCCTCCAAGATTGCGCCCCCTTTTTGTAGCGTGAATAGAGGCCCGTAACGCGCCGGTTTTTTTACCCGCCTGAGCCTTAGCCAGGGAAACTATTTCCCTCCCCTGCGCGGACAAGTGTCTCCCGACTAAGCCACCCTCAGAGTTTAGAACTCTCTCCACGCTTGTCTCTCTCCATCTAATATCATTCAACATTATGGGACAGCCATTGTAAGAGTCAAAACTGTAGTATGAAAACCGCCCTGAGGTGGTTCGTAGTCTAAAGTTGCAATTACCCCCAGGCCAAAACCCCCGGGGCTGGCCCAGGCATCAAGCTCATTAATACTCTCCATAAGAACCCAAGAGTCATATGCAGCAACCCTGTTGGCCGCCGTCATTGCTTCCGGGGTTGGAGGATTCCCGTTTGGCTGAGCAATGGGTACTTCCCTGGAAATAGAGATATTTAAAGTAGCTGTCCTCGGGTCATTGCAACGACGGGGCTCCGAGACCTCGTCTCCTGGCGCTCCTAGATAAATCTGAGCTAGAGAAACAACTGCTTGCTCACAGTCAACTACAGGGGATCCAAAGGTGTAGTACCGTCTTGTCGGTAGAGGCATACTAAAACTTTCATAGACGGCTTCTAGACGAGTAAGAACTTCGTTCATAAAAGTGTCAATATTTTTTGCATCATCTGATACATCAGTGACGTTGACTGGCATAGGTGTCCTTAGGGTATTAAAATAGGCCTAGCTCGATCACCCAGTTGATAGATTACATTAGAGGTTAGCAAATTAATAACCTCATCTACCTCAGGGTTTCCTAGGCTTGGTCTGCTGGCATAGAGGTCCAGAGTTCCCGGATCTCTTGGGCCAAGTATAGCAAGAAGTTCGGAGTAACTGGCACTAAGTCGAATAGTTCCCTCAATTGGGTCGAGGGTAGCAGAGCTACTCAAAGTTTCGTTAATTGTGTTTTTGTTGTTTGAAACCACAGCGTACGTTGTCCACGAGCTGTCGTCAGTGAGGAAGTCTCCTCCGAACTCGTTAAGGTAGTAAATGTTGCTTCCGCCCTCTGCGTTGAAATAAAGGTCATACGCACTAAGCTCAAAAGCGGGAGACTCCCCGGTTATTCTACGAGCCCTCGGGACATCAGGAGAAAACACTCTAGAACGAGCCCTGGCCTTATCAGGATTAGCGGTCTTAAGAAAAAGGTCTACAGCGTAGACGCCCGTTTTAAGCTCATCAATAAAGGATTGGTTGTCTAGGATGGTGTAGCTAACACCCTGCCGTGAGGCAGTAGAAACTCTTTGAGGAAGCGCACATGTGTCGTCACCCTCATAAAGTTTAACCAACTCGGTCGCCAGAAGTCTTGCCGCTGTCTTACCCGCCTGCGGGGGAGGTGACCCGTAAGTGTAGGTGACCTCTACGTTTGAAGGGCTCCACTTGGCATTAGGAGTCCCATAAATAGTGGAGTGGTCTGAAAGATAGTAGGTGCTGGAATCAATTATCTCCCCTTTTTGATCCCTAAGATTGTGTATCTTAACAACCTTACGGCCTCTCAGCCTAAGTCTTGAATAAGAAGATGTCCCGTCGCCATTAAAGTCGTGGTGAGAGTTTCGGTCGACAGAACCAACAGGAATATTCTCGACTTGACCCCCGATAAGAATAGGATAAAAATTAAATCTCGAGCCTCCGGACCTAAGATACGGGTCATAGGCTGAGACATATCTTTCGGTTACAGTGGTAACTCCGGAAAACTTTCTTCCGGACATTCCCCACAAGAGATACGAAGCATTTTTAACTGCTTCATAAGCATAGTCTGAATTAGCGTATTGTCCTAGCTCTTCGACATCTACCCAGAGGTTGCTCATTTTGTCTCCTTATTAGTAAAGCGGGCAGCCGACGGGACTCCCATCGCTAACTGCCCGCTCTGACTAATCTCTTAAGGGGTGGGGTCCTCGCTCGATGCGATAATGAAGTCGATCGGGAGGTCTGGGTTGAAGTCCTCACCACCAGGTACGTTGTACTCTGAAGTAGAGCCCTGGCTGGCAAAGTCAGTTACTGCGAGGTAGCCACGATTGCGGACAACCTCACCAGCGGGAGATACCGGGGTGCTTGCAACATCTGAAGCACCTGTCAGCAAAACCCTAAAGGTTGTGGTAGTCGGAGCTGCCGTAATAAGGTGGGTACCATTGAAGCTAGAATCAACGCCAGCAATGGTTACTGACTGCCCAACCTCAAAGCCGTGGGCGGTACCAGTTGTGATGGTCCCAACCTCAGAGGTGATGGACTTGTTCGTAGCTGTGTTTGCGCTAAGACCAAACCAACGGTAGAAGCCCTTAAGGCCTTCAGGTGCCCATGTGCCACGTGCGTAGCTGTAGGGACGCTCTGTGGCGATGGGGAACTCCCAGCGGTCGTCAAGACCTGTCGAGAAGAGCGCATTACCCAGTCCGTGTCCTTCAAAAGTGTTAGCGAGAAGGCCGTTCTCGATAACGCGGTCACCACTCTGACGCAACTTGGCGTAGGGGAAAACCCAGTAGAAGTAGGGAAGAGCAGCGTCACGCTTGCCGTCTTTAATAGCAAAGGACCAAACCTCGATGGAAACACCGTTTCCAGCGGGGTCGTCGCCCACACCAGGTGCGGCCCAACCAATGCTCTTGTTGTCAGGTGAAGCAAAGCTTCCGTAGTTCTTGCGAAGAAGCAATCCACCGGACATCAACGCTGTAAGCTCGGGGTCGGGCTCACAGATCGCAATTTCCATGGTGATTCGCTTGAGGGTGTCAGGTGCTTTGTACGAAACACAAATTGTGCCGTCAGCAGCCTTCTCGGTGATTTCGTCGCCTTCTTCGTATTCGGGTGTAAATGATGCTCGGAGAAACGCCGAAGTGGCGTAGGAATCTCCGGGTCCATTAAGCAGATTGCCTGCGGCGTCCAGTCGAGTGACTCGGATCGCCACACCTTGGACGCTGGCCGCGTAGTCCTGTGTAGCCATACCAGTGTGCTCCTATTTCTTTCTTGTTTGTGGGTTAATCGCTGGGAAGTGTCACTCGCATTGCAAAATGCATTGCTGGGTCAGAGAGCACCGCCGCTGGGCGATACGCTTTGATTCTCATATTATTAATTGTAACATCGGCACCTTGAGCCAAGGTGTCGTTTACAACCTCTATCTTGCCTAGGTGAACGTCTACGCTCCCTGTGGCAAAAATCCATTTGTTTGTGGCCGAAGCCGCTGCGTTTGTGTCCCCGATGGGGCCCTTCCCTGTGTACCCCGAGCCGATGACTACGGGGGTTCCAAGGCGAGTCATCACCTGAGCGGGGTTGTCGTCTTTTGCTTTAAGGTAAACCAACCGGGATCCCAGGATGGAGGCGACGTCGCGCGTCACGTGAATAACACCGGTCTCACCTACGGGGGAGGAAGAGATAGCCTGTTCCAGGTGCATCAAAGCGTTTTCGGGCTTAAAGGCCCCCGCAACGGGAATAGTGGCTAAGCCAGACTTGGTCAAATACATGTTTGAATTGGCAGTAGTCTCTGCCTGAGCGGCTTTACCCTCCCAGAACTCACGCTCTATCACCTTTTGAGTAACTGACTCAAGTTCTGTGATAACACGCTTAAACCGATCTTCTCCGAGAAGACCAAAAGTTGAGGCGAAATCCTCAACATCAATGTAAAAAGGAACATAGTCTAGGTAACTAGATCCAGAATCAGTCGAAATAACACCGTCTGCGACGGTCGCATCATTAACTGTTAATAGTTGAACTGATGTGGGAAGTGAGTCATACTCCTGAGAGAACTCTCTAACCCAGCGCTCGTCATAGGCACGAGCGGTGTGTGTCATCACACGAGCAACGCTTAGCAGTCCGGCGGGAGCGGGAGTAAGCTTGTGAGCTTCAAATACTCCTTGAAATGTTGCCATTTTTACTCCTTAGACTGTAAGCGTTGCTCGTGTAGATGATTAGGGGATTAGTACTCGATTACCGCTGAGGCAACCCCACCAAGGGTGTCACGGAGGGCAGCAGCCGCACCATTCACCTGGATAGTGGAAGTAACCGCAAGGCTCTCGACACCGACCTTTGCAACACCTTCGAAGGTTTCAACGAACATCTTGTAGTCGTTGGTTCCAGCGAGCGAGCTGTCTCGGATGATACCCAGGTCCAGTGTTCCGCCATCAAGGAACAAGAATGTTCCTTCAGCGAAGATGTACCAAACGAAGGTATCAGCGAACTCGTTTATCGCGTTAGCGCCTTGAGCGGTGGCCATGCCACTGTCCAGGGTGTAGCTAGCGTTGATGCCACGAGAGGCCATCAGGCCGTCAATCTCGCTGTATGCGTTGAGCAGGCTGTCACCAGGCATCGACAGAGCCAGGTCAGCTACCATTGCATCCTTAACCCACACGGGGAGGATAATGCGCAATGGAGCATCTGGCTCAAGACGGTGCCGGGCACGGTAGCCTGTAGCAGCGCGACCAAGCTGGACGAGGAAGTCGCGACCAACACCAATGAGGCTGGTGGAGGTTACGGCTGTCGAACCAGCAGCAATCTTGCTGAGCAGGTTCTGCTCTGCCTCGCGTGCGTGCTGAACAAGACCGAGCTCGTTGTGACGAGCAATCAGTTCAGGGTACGCGCGAGTTGCCAGGTTGCCGAACTGCAGCTGAAGGGTCACAGCGTCAGTAGCAACGGTGTTCTCCTGAGCGGCAGCAACAGTCAGACTGTTCTTGGTGCTAGGGCTGGGGGTTTCAGCTGCGTCATTAGCAGCTGTCCACACGCCTATTGCGTCGGGGTAGTCAGAGAGAATTGGCGGAGTAATGAAGCGAATTCCACCACGATCTGCTTGAAAGCTCGGAAGGGCCTCTCGGACGGGACGGTTTGTTGAACCGAATCCAAAGATGTCATAACGAACTTCAAAGGGAGCCTGGTGTCCACCAGCAGCGACGAGGGCCTCGGGGCCAACGACGTCCTGAATTTTGTTCCAGTTCGCTTCTGCATCGGTTGAGAGCGTACGCTCTTCGGGGAAGGAGGTGGTAACAGAAGCAACAATGTGCTGCTCTCCATCTCCACCATTCACGCGGCGAAGCGAGTGAATTCGTTTGGACATCGCCTCTGCGACGGTGTCCATGCTTTCTAGCGTACTACCAGCTGTGTAGCCTGGGATGTCAGCACCTGCCGTGATAGCCACGGGAGCTGCTGATACCTGAGCAACAGGGCGGCGGTCCGCTGGTACCTCAATCTCGAGGTTTTCTGCGTTTTGTGCAGCGGCGGTCACGGGTGCCTCCATAGTTTCTTGAGCGGAAAGCTCAGTTGGGGTTTCTTGAGTTTCGACGGAAGCTTCTGTAGTTGCATCGGACTCAACGGAAGCCTCGGCTTCGTCGGTTCCTTCAGCATCTTCATCGGCTGATTCGTCAGATTCAGAAGAGTCGGTCTCTTCATCCTCAGGTGCTTCTTCAGCAGGTGCTTCAGAAGTAGTTGTTTCTTCGGTCGAGAGTTCGGTAGTCTTCTCTTCGTCAATTGACGCTTCGGACATCATGGCTTTTTCTTCTTCGTCATCAGGCATTTCGCCTTCAGCCTCAGCAATGTCGTCAGAATCTGCGGGCTCAATTTCGACCTCCATAGGGCCGTCCTCGGTGTCCACGATTCCTTCTTTTTCCATAGCCATTTCTTTATCCATTTCTTCAGCCTCAGGGTCCATGCCAGCCTCTTCAGTACCCTCTTCCATCGGGGTCTCTGAGTCGGCCATCATTTCTTCTTCGGCTGAGTCGCCTTCGCCATATACACGAGAAGCGGCCTCGGCGGCTCGCTGGGCAAGCTCCTGGGCTGCGGCCTCGCGCTGCTTCATCTCGGTGCGAACCGAGTCGAGCATATCGGCAAGAGACGTCATAGCGTCAACTGTCTGCGGAGAAGGGTCTTCTTTCTCGACCGCTTCAAATTCGCCGACAATCTGGCTTTGAAGTTCGCCGACTTGATCGTCGGCCAACTCAGAAAGCTGATTCAGCATTTCTTTGATTTGGTCCACTGTCCCTCCTTAGGGCAGTCAGATAGAACGGGGTTGTTCTATTGCTTGTTAGTCGAGGCCGAGGGACTTCCAACCGCAGTGCGTGTAGAGGCACTCCACCTAGTAATAATGTTACTAGGGTTTAAAAAAGGTGATTGGACGATTTTTAACCCTTTTCGGTCACTTAGGTGAGGAGCCTCAAAAGCGTAGACATTTCGCTGGATATCTCTGACTGGCTGTACAGGTCTGACCCGGACATAAAGGACTTCAGCCCCTGCGTAGCGATGTCGGCGTCTTCTTGACCAATCTTTTCCTCGACTCGCTCAATCATTTCTTCCATCAATCTTTGCAGCGCCGGAGGGACATCACTGAAGCGAATTTTCTCTGCATCTTCACCGAAGGCAAAAGGAAGATTGGCAATTACCTTGCCTAGCTCTGCAGTACTGGATTTAATATTCTCCAGCGCATCCGAATTAAGGGCGTTAGTGTCTAGGCGCTCTAAAATATCGATAAGAGCAGCGGCGGACTCAGCGGCTTGAGCGTAGTTTCCGGCAAATGCCATACCCTCTGCCTCTTCGACCTTTTCGACAACATCTTGAAGACCTGAAGTGCCCAGATCATTCTTTAGACGAGCCAAGACCCTGCGAAACTTCCCCTCGGCATCACGAGGCTGTGTCTCAGGTGTGTACTTAATCCTGCCATCTTCATCCCGCCCCGGAAGCTGCTTAATGACATTGATTTCGTCCGGGTCCAGCTCTACGGCTTGTGCAAAAACTGCCTCACTTTTTAAAAAAGAGGCGGCGGCCTCGGCTCTCTGCCTTAGCGACAGCTCTTCTCCGTCCTCTGAATACGCGGTACTCCATTTGGGTGGAATCAGGTCTGTCAGCTTTAAGCCCTTAGCTCGTCGCATAATGTGCTTACGAACCGCACCCTTACTTCCTGGCTTTGCCCGGCCATAAGCGCGAATGGCATTTTTCAAGTCCTGGGGGTTGCGGATGGGGAAGGAGCCATCTGGCATTGCCTTACCCTCTTTTGCAAGACGCTGGCGGACTCTACGAGGGACAACGGCCATTTCTGATTCGGGATCATCATCCATCATCTGGATCATGTAGTCAGAGCTTTCTTCGTCTTCCTTCTTAGCCTTACTCACACGGGCGGAAAGCTCAGATGCTTTTTCCGTGTAAATATCAGAAGTCAGTGAGCTAAAGCGAGATTTTAGCTCCTCTGCTTTTTCAAAGTAGGGCTGATTTTGTTGCCGGAGAACCTCATCAACTTTTTGATTCAACTCTGCGAGTGGGTCGTGCTTCATGTGAGCAAGAACGTTCGCACCTGCTGCGACTAAAGCCATAACCTGACCGGAGGCAACACGAGCCCGCGCAATGGGAAATCCGGGGACATTTACTTGACACACTGCTACCAGCTCTAGGCGACCGTTAATCGGACGCCAGTCACCAGAGGGAGCTGACGCACGGGCTGCACGAACCTGTTCTGGGGTAATGCCGGGTCGCAAAGAGCCGGCGACCCAGATGCCGAAAGAATCTTCGCCAGCGTGAACGTCTGCAAACGCGGAAGCGGTGTCATCATAATGACGAACAGCTTCCTGCGCCGAAGCTTCTAGACCCGCATGTCCACCAGCCAGGGTAAGCTGCCCCACGGGGACGTTTGCTCCTTCGGCTGTCCTGAGGGCTCCCGTGTGGAAATAAGCGTACTTGGAGCGGCTACGGGGAGGACGAGTCCCAGACGTCATTCCAATGTGGTCAACATTCCAAGCGGCAACGTGCCCAAAAACTCTTCCATCGTCATCAATTGTAAGAGGGGTAGCCTGCCGCAGCCGTGGGTCATTGAACCACTCTGTGGGGGGCTCTAGAGGGACTGCTCCGGCTATGAGGCCACTAGCTACAAGAGCAGACGCACCCAGGGGGTCCACTTCATCAATGTAAATGCCGTCGGGGATCATATCTTCCTCCTGATAACTCGATTTGGAGTTATCAACAATTTGAATGTAGCACTCTTGGAAAGCTGGTTTAGGGACAATAGTTACAGCCATCACACGGGCGCTCTTTATATTTATTTTACCGGCGTTGTCATCATCTGACTTCTCTCCGGCTTCGTCTTCAGGGAGAATTTCGTCTACAGTTTCAAATTTATCCATGTCCGCAGAAACCCCACGAATAAACCCATGACGAACTAAACGCTCTGCTTCTTTAGCGAAGGGTCCTGTATCAAAAACTCCATAGGCATTTCCTATGCCTTCATTAGTTCTTTCCATATAAATAATTTGACCAACCACAACGGACCCGTCATGGCCGTCCCCTGTTTTAATCTGCCATAGAAGAGGCAGAGGAAGACTTCTTAGGGTGATCGATCCTTTTTTAAATATACGTCCATCCCCCGTTTCTACGTTTTCAGGGATGACGAGGGGGATTACAAACTCAAGGCCGTGCAGAGTTGGAGAAACTCCGTGCCTCCCAGCAACTCGTGACCTGGCGGACTCGGCCTTAGCTCTTAAAGTAAATTCAGAAATAATCTGGTCTTCAGATTTAAGTGTTTCTAGTTCAGCAGATGCTTTCAGTGCTTTCTTGGTTTTCTTACCAATATTTTTCTTATCTCCAGGCCAGACACCTGTCATCTCTTTGTGGCGGAGAGCGCAGTAGCCTTTTGCACGGGGACCCATGTACTTCTTAAGTTGGCGGTTACACCGAGTCCAATCACCAGGAGTGTTCCAGCGAATTTTCAATCCGCCTTTGCCAACAGTCCAGTACCTGCGAAGCTTTTCAGCGTTGCCACGGTTGCGGTCAGCTCCACCGGCGGCTACTAATGCCCGAATAATCTTGTTGTCTGTGTGGGCAATAAAGTAGGGAAGCTTCACAGAGGCTTGTATACTATCAATCTGCTCAGTGACTTCTGAAAGCATTTCGTTGTCAAGGACAATTACGGGGGGTGGTGTTGCACTTCTAAGATCAGAGATAATCTGGTTATCAGCAACCCACTTGCCGGGCTCACGCTTGTACGCGAAAGGAGCGTTGCTTGTTTTTGACGCAGGCACCAACGCTACAAGCTCCATAACCGCCTGGGGGTCGTCGTCAGCTACAATAGCCAGGTACATGACCGGAACATCACTTGTTTCGGGAGTTAGGGGCTTATCGTCAGCAGCAGCGGTAATAGAGAAGTTAACTGGATTAAATCTATCATTCCAGTAGGCCACGTTGGTGGGGTCGTATACCTCACTACGAGTCTTTTTTTGCTCAACAGGCGTGGACCTTGGCGTTACAGGAGGCGTATACCAACCACGGTTGTGGTACCCGATTTCCCCAGAATTGTTGGCGTACCGCTCATCTAGCCAGTCGCGTAGAAGCGGTTCGTTAAATACGTTCTGCGCCACTGCGGGGTTCCAACCAGGTTTGGTGGATCCGTCAGGATTAAATGCTCCCTCGTAGTAGCGCCCCATAGCCGTATTAATATCAGGAACCTCTTTGGGAACAAAAGGAGGGAGGGGGTCGCCTGAGTATTCAGGGGCTAGCCGCTGCCCCGCAACCCAGGAATCCCAGTCGTTTACCAGAAGATTTGTGTCAGTTGCGGTGAGAGGGGGGAGGCGTCCAGGCAGCATGGCATTGGGCTGGTCGATGGGAACTCTGGGCTCTCCGAGGATTCCTGTGTAATCCAAAGGAGTGGCAGTAGGACTAGACACTGGGATTGGTTCAAAAGTGGAGACATCCTGCACAGAGTCCCCCGGCACATCAACAGACGTGCCGTTGTCTAGTTCGACACTAATCTGCTTTGTGGCTCCGTCTAGTGCTGTAATGTTTCCCTGGTAGTTGTAGTTCCCACCAATAACAACTCGCTGGCCCACCTCGGCAAAGCGACCAAGACGGTCTCTAACCTGAGTCGAGGCGTTCTCGGAGCGCTCCTCTTCGGTGTAGACACCCGGGGTACTGTCAGCTTCTTCTGCAAAAGTAGCTGTTCCTGAAGCTGTAAGACCGTCGTCCCAGTAGTCGTCTACCTCAAGCTGGTCATCACTTAGCTGGTCAAAAACATCCCAGTCAAGCTCAGCCATGGATTTTTCAAATAGGGTTGTTTCCTCTGGCTCAATTTCTACTATTTTCACAGCTCTGTAGGGGTCACTGTCAAACAAAGCAGAAACGGCTACAGCTGTTTTAAGGTCTACGGGAACATGAATTTTTTTACAGGAGTCGTAGGGGTCGTCCAGGGCTTTGTCATAGGTGATAAAGTCAAACGAAATATCGCCCATATCGTCCCAGCAGCCGTCGTCCCAAACTTGGCACATGCCGTCTGTCAGAACGCGATAAAGCCTGTCAATGCCGGTTCCATCTAATCTAATTCGTACATAAAAATCTGTTTTTTCTGTAAAAGCAGAGAAATCTACCCTAGGGCTCTGGTCATACCCCCCGGCGGAGACACCTTTTTTATTTTTTTTGTCTTCGCTTTCTACAATCCTTGAGGCCCAGCTCTTACCGGAGTCGCCTCCCCAAAGTGCCCATGCAATACGACCATTGCTGGGGTACCCGTCTTCTTTGGGCTTGTAGCCTTTACCTTTTTTATCAACCTCATGCCGTGGAAAATATTTAGCAATGTGCCTAACTTTTTTAATCCCAATTTGGCCACCTTTTGCCAAAGTCCGGGCGGTATTCAGGCCAACGCTAGTGCCTCCACGGCTTTCCTCTTTGCGCCACTTAAGTCCTCTTTTTGCCTCTTCTTTCACACCGGCGGGGATGGTGTACATACGGTCATTGGCTGAGAGTACATTTATATCTAAATCAGTAAGCGCGGCAGAAGCCAGCTCTTCTGCAAGTGCATAATTCCCTGACTCCGTAGAGGAGCTCCAGTCTGCCGAGGCAACCAAAGAGTCGGTCTCTCCGTACTCGACTACAGTGTTTTCTTGGGCGTCGATAATGACGCCATATCCGTCATCGTCGAATAAGACTCTATTGCCTCTATGCCCTAAGAGCTCAATCATTAAGCAAACCACATCCTGTACTCTGGCTCGTAGGTAAGTATCTTTTGCTCGGTTTGGTCGTCAAAATAGTCACGAGTTTCTAGGTAGTTTTTTCCAGCAATTTCTCTGCGCTCCATAAAATCTTCGCTCTCATCTTCTAAAGCTAATTCCCGCCACTCCCCTTGAATTCTGGTCCACAGCCCGTGCGCAGCTGTTTCGTACTTAACCTGGGTGACTTGACCCGTGGGAGCGTCATAAATAATGTACATATGATCTGTTAATTTTTCTTCAGGAGAATCACTCACGGGGCTTCTCTCCTTCTGGCAACTCTATGGGTACAACAGCATCTGCTCTTTCTTGAAGAACATTTGGGTCTACTTCGGCTAGCTCGATTACTCGGAGATACTTTTCAAGGATCTCTTCAGTCCACATTGTGGGTGTTTTATCTTTATCCATTATAAATCCTCCGCCTTTTCGGGATTCTCTTCAGCGTACTTTTTATCGGACTCTACGTCTTCTGCAGCAGTTCCGTCATAGAAAGCACTGTCCACAATATAATAGTAGTCTTCAACCGATTTTTTGTCTAGAAAGTTTTCAATCATTGCTATCTCCAGGTACTCCCTGCTCTCCTAGGTTTGGGGCAGTGGGCTCGGCATTTGCTTCAGGGGCCTCTAGGTCCGCTGCACGCTCCTCACCAGTCCGACCGGATTCTCCCCGGTAGGGGGAGTCTCCGAGAATGTAGTCTACTGCAGCCTGCGCCTTCTGAGCTGCCTTGGTTATCATGTCGGGATCATTCTTCAAAGGGCGCAACCAGGACTGTGCGTAACCAGCTGTTCGAGTGAGGTCTAGCTCTATTCCCATGCGGGCGGCAAGAATAGCAGAGCCTATTTCGGCAACAAGCTCCTCCTCTCCTCGAGCATCAAGGTGTGTTGAATACTTATCGCCAAGGTCACTACGGTCTAGCCGATTCTTGTGCCCGGTACTGTGGGTAAGTTCGTGAAATAGGGTAGCGATGTACTCTCCTACATCACTAAATTGTTCCCGAAGCGGCATAACAATTTCGTCTGTTGAGGGACGCCAGAAGGCGGCATCTTGAAGCTTATTGCTAATAGGAGGCGCATCTTTGTACCGATCGAGGACAGCAGTTTCTGCCTCTAGAATCGGCACTGGCTCCATCAACTCGGGCTCGGGGAGGTCTTGCACACCCTCTGTCTGCTCCACGTTGAACACAGTGTAGACTGAGGGCCGCATAAAGGCTACTTCCTCTTTCATGCTTCCGTCTGGCTGTTCTACGTTCTTCTTGACTGGGCTCCAGTTAACAATTTGAGTGCCTTTGGAGCCCTTTTTGACGGACCCACCACGCTTTTTGGCTTCGTTGAAAGTAATCCAGCGATTATCTTCCCAGTCGTTTACTGCCGCCGCTACCCACAAGGAAACAATGTTAGATCCTCGGTAGGGCTTATTTGAGGTCACGCTGTAGGGCATCGAGAAAATGTTGTCGCTTGTCCACGGCTTGTTCCATGGAAGCTCCTTTCCATCTTCAATGGCCTGTACAACCATGTTGGTCACTTTTTCAGAAATTTCTTGAGCTTTAGTCTTAGTTTCGGAAACTTCACTCTTTAGTTTTTCCGGAGTTGTGTCTTCCGACGGGATAGCCATGTTAAAACGCTCTGTGGGAACGGCTAGCTGCCAGCCAGTAGAGGAGACAAGAAAATCATCTAGCGGGGCGGCCTCAGGGGCTGACGCGGAGCCTCCGCCACCGCCTCGAAGAATGTAATCAGCAGCATCCTGAGCTTTTCTGGCTGCTCGCACAAGGCGGTCTGGGTCGTCACTGTACACATCTTGCCAGGCTTTCATGTAAGAAGCCAAGTTTGGAATATCTAGGCTAACCCCTAACCGGGAGGCCAGAATAGCTGTACCAATCTGAGCAATAAACTCTTCCTCGACTCTCATTTCGTCATACTGCTCAGCGGAGTAGGCACTCACCCCTCCGGGGAAGGCAACACTTTCCCTATTGAGTCGCTGAGTCGCGCCTGTTGAGTGAATAAGTTCATGGGCGAGTGCTTCAAAATATTTCTCATTAGAAGGAAAGTTTTCCCTGAGAGGCAGAGAGATGGTGTCCGTGGTTAGCTGGTAGTTAGCGGCAGCCCGGCCGCTTTCGACGTCTTCGGGGCTGGATTCTTGGTTAACAATAGAGGGTGCGTCTACGTAGGAAGCCAACATAGCATTTTCTGCTTCTGAAGGGGTAAGAGATGCGGCACTAGGGGTATTTCCAAGGTTGCTTAGACCGTCTACTTGCTCAACGTTATATACAAAGTGATCTTGAGGGCTTACCGAATAAATGGTCTCAAGTTCGTTGCCTTCGTCATCTAAAATTGTGGTGTAGTTGGGCAACCAAGCAGTCATCCTAGTGGGGAGCTCACCTGCTTTTACTTTGCCCCCGCGCTTATCTATTTCGCCCTGGGTGGCCCAGCGGTTATCTGACCAACCGTTGTTCTTAGCTACTGCCTGCAGATAAAGAAGATTGCTTCCCGAGTAGGCGTTACCGGTAGTAACACTTATAGGAAGACGACCCGGAGTAGTATTTTGATTTCTGGTTGTTGCCTGCCATGGGGCGACCCACGGGGGGGTTTCCCCGTCCGCAATTGCTGTTTTAATCTCATCCAGAACCCGCTGGGTTTGGGCAGCCAAGGCTTGATCGGCTTCATCTACCATTTCAACAAATTCAACTTTGCTGACTTTTTTAGTAGGAATAGCCATGTTCAAGACGCTCTCTTCAGCACTTGGCTGACGATACGCGGCGTCGTCGTCCGTGGTCTCCTCCAGCACCCAACTCAGGGAGCCAAGATCTAAGCCTTTAATTGCTCGAGTGACTGCTACGTAAATAAGGTTTAGCTCCTCCTCATCGGGAAGCTTCCATTCAAGGCTTTCTTCGTCCATATCTGGCTTTGGGAAGTCCCCGGCAATTAGAACTTGATCCCACTCACGGCCTTTTGCCCTGTGGGCAGTGGTAAACGAGATGGGAGTTTCTGGAGTTTGGAAGTAGTTATTAGCGTATTTTTTAATTTGATTGGCGAGCATCCAGCGACCGTTTTCGTCCAGATTTGTGGGAGACCCGGCGGGCATAACATATGCTCCACCCTGCCCCTCGGGCGGAGTCTGCATAGACTTACCGTTAGAGTTTTTTATCTGGCGCAAGGAGTCGGGGATGCTTGCCTCTGGGTCCCATTTAAACCCTAGAGACTTAAAGTAAGCATGCATAGCTTTGCGCTCTTGAGCAGCTCCTTGACCTCGGTTGAATCCAAAAGCTCGGGCAAAAACTGTGCCGTCGTCTCCCACCCAGGCGTAAGCTGCGGAGTTCCCCCTGCGAGCCTGCTCGGACTCCGCGTTGACCTGGACAATACTTCCGGGCTCAATGTCGTCGTAATCAAGAGCTTTATAGTCTTCACTACGCTTTGCAGTGGGGATGTCTCGAACCACGGAGAACTGATTTATGAGATCACGCACAGCTCCGATGTCGTTAGGAGACTCTTGGAACTTCTGCAAAATGTTGAGCATTGCAGAAGCACCTCCGCCAAGCATTCCCTCTTTTTTCTCCTCAAGGAGTTGGCTATAGTCGTCATATGCAACAAGTTGCGGGTGCAGTGTGGCGGGGCGCTCTAGTCCCGGATTGTTAGTGCGTGCTCTGAGGAAAGCAATACCGTCGAGCAGAGATGTGTACTCCATGAGTGCGTCTTCGTCTATGGCGACAGCTTTTCCTTCTTCAATAAACTGAGCCAACTTGGCCAAGCCACCAGGGTTAGTTCGACTGATAACAATGGTCGGATCAGACATGCCATCGATAATCTCACCGCTCGGGCCGGAGCCTTTAATGCGTCTTGGCTCACCGATAAGACTGAGCACACGATTCGCAATCCCAGCAATTTTTTCCCCGAAGCGGAACGACTGTGTGAGTGCCAGCACACGGTCGGCAGAGAACCTCTTGATTGCATCTACAGCACCCATAAATTGATAAATAGCCTGTCGGCTATCCCCGACCCAGACCATAGACTCAAAGTTTTTCTGGTTGGTGATAACTTTTTCCACGGCTGGGTTGATGTCTTGCGCCTCATCAAAAAAGAGATACTGAGCTCCGGTGTTCCAGACACCAGAGCCAAACTTTGTCAGATCGGGGTTGGACATTGACCAAAGCTTTACAATGTGGTGATTCTCTAGCTTAATATCACCATTTGGCGATACAGCCATGTCAAAGTAATTCTGCGCTAAATTAATCAGCTCGGCTGGAACCTCATCAAATTTATCACCAAAGTGCTCAGCAGTAACTCTATCATCTGAGCTGTATGAAAATTTAATAGCAGCTCTCTTAACTTCCCGAGCTACTCTAGTGGCACTGAATTCTTCTTCTGAGCCATCAACCGTAAGCTTACGAGGACCCTGGATGCCGAGCTTTTTAGTTTCCTGCCGGAGGGAAACGGCCATGTCGGGGAACTTGGCTGTATTTGCCTGGTTACTCAGTTTGTTTTTAAGCTGGGGGTCTAAGGCCTGGAAAGCAAGTGATCCAGAGGTACGAACCTCGACGCCTTTTGGCATTTTTGCAGAGGTCTCTTCCTTCAAAGAGACATTAAACATAACCATAAGAATCTTGGCTTTAGGGTTCTTTTTAAGAATTGACTTAGCAGCCATCTTAAGACTGGTGGTCTTACCGCTTCCAGCAAATGCTAGAACCTTAACGCGTTTAACTCCCTCTGCGATAGCATCCATAATGGCTGCCTGCTCTGGGGTAGCATTTACGTCCTCTGCTGGAGAAGTTCCCGGGACTGCCATGTTAAGGACGGGGGGAGGCTCAATTTCGTTATCCTCTTCATCAACAATTTCTGGCCCAGTGAATCCTTCAAATTCGTTATAATCAGAGTCAGAAATCTCAGAGGACCCAATACTGCGAGCTTTCTGGGGGAGAGGGGCATTGTCCTTGGCGGGTCGTTGAAGAAGAAGTATTTCATCATCGGGCTGGGAGGACAGTTTATTGTAGGAGGTAAGAAGATCTACTTCGTTACCATCTGCATCAAGGACAGCACGCGAAGACGTAACAGTCAATTCAATGGACCCGTCTTCAAGGTCCCGCCTCTTTATGACAGTCCCAACACCGCTTTCTGTAAAGACAATATCTTTTTCTTGAATACTCGCAGCGTCTGTGTAAAAAAGACCACGACGACCTTCCGTGTTGACAACTTGGTCTAATTGCTCCTGAGCAGCCTCTTCGGGTGTCCCTGTCTCCGCTAATTCATCTGCAGAGGACCCCGGCTTCTCAGCAACGTCAGCGTTAATCTCAGCTGTGAGCCGCTGAGTATAGCTTTCTTCTCCAAGCTTTCTCCGCTTTGGATTTTTTTGATCAAGCTGGCGTTCTCTGGTGCGAGCAAGTCTTTCAAGAACTTGATATCCGGGGATAATAAATCCGTCTCTAATGGCTTGAAGTGCCTCTTGAATAATCCCCTCTTTATTTTCAAAATCATAGTCTTTGCGTTGAGCATCTCGGAGTAGCCGAGCAAAATATTCTCTGGTTAGGGGAGCATCAATCGCAGATTCTAGTTCTCCAACTCCATCAATAAACTTTTTAACAGCAGTTTGCGGTGAGCGACCTGCAGATTGACGAGCTTCTTCTGCCTCGTTCCAGAGTAGATCTTCCACCGTGTCAAGCTTCCTGCGAGCCTGGGCATACTTCCCGGTGTTGTACAGACCAACGGCTTCAGCAAAGGCCTCCCTGGGTGCAGGACCTGTCTCAGGCAGCTGAATCAGGCCAGCAAGACCTCTTGCTCTGTCAGCAACCTGGTTTTTGATGTCTTCAACAGTGATTTTTGGGGCTTCTATGGAGTCAGCGTAGTCTACTGCCGCCCCCGCAAAGCGTTCAGCAGATGCAAAATCATTATTTCTATAGGCTTTAATAGCCGCCTTAATGGCATTGCCAATCGGACGAATATATCCTGGCCCGGGGTTCAGGTAGCCCATAAGTCGCTCTATTGTGCGAGCAATTAAAATTGGATCTCTAGGCTTTTCTTTCTTACCTCCGATAACGACCTGCTCGCCAAAAACATCTGACAGAGGCGAAAGGGCCTCTTCCTGAGCAGGGGGATTGATCAGTTCAAGTTTGTCGGACGCCATAGGCTTAGAGTCGGCCTGGCCTTTGGAATTAATAAAACTTATTCGAACGTAGTTAACGTATTCATTTTTAGAGTACGTTGGGTAAGTTTGGGTTACTTTATGTGTAGTACCTGTCTTAGGGTTATAGACAAGGTCGTCTACGGCAAGAGCAAATCCGTTTTTATCGGTGTGCATGGCACTTGTCTCGCGAGCAGGCAAGCCGTCCGAGACGGAGGCGTCTCCACGACCTTCGTTAATAAAGTCGTCAATAGCTTTAGAAACAGCCCTACTTGCCCCGTCTTCAAATTGAACCTCAGGGACGGCCATATTTAGAGAGTCTCTACGTGCGCGATTATTTAAAAGACCTAGAATTTCAGCGTTACTCAGCCCGTCTAGTTCGGATCGCCTGCGCAAAGGCATTTGATCTGTACCCACCCGCGCCTGAGACCCTGGAGCCCCAAAAGCCCTAAAAATCTCTCCTGTGTTGACATTTCGGTAAGTAAATGTCTCCCTGCCGGTGATGGGATCTGTCTCTACTACAAGAAGCTCGTTGTACTCTCCGTTTTGATCTCCGAAAAAGTCACCAATCCGCAGGTCTCTGACATTGCTAGCACTATTGGCCACAACGATAGTGTTTTCTTCGTCTGCAATCCACTCTTCATTTATTGTGTCACCAAATATAGAGCGAGGGTTGGCCCCGATCCCCATAGCATCAATTTCTTGATCTGAAGAGGTGTCTTCGCCCTGAGGCGCAGGAGCAGGAGCAGGTGTAGGTGTAGGTGTAGGCTCCTCTTGGGCTTCTACCGGCGCGGGCGACCTAGGTGTAATCCCCTCTTGGGCCTCCCACTGGTCTAGCTGTTCAAAATATCTGCGAATCCCGTTCTCATACTCGGCTGCTCTTTTGTCTGCGTCAAGAACAGAGTTGTCGGGGGTTACTTCATCAAGCATTTTGTCCAGAAGATCTGGAAGAACCTCAACGTCAATCTCAGCGTTGTGCCAGTCATCTGGGTCCCTAATAATCCCGTATCTGGTTGCGACCGAGGGAAGGTTGTTGGGGACAGAGTCATCTGGATTGAGGGCCCGGGCCAGGGCTAGAGGGTCGATAAACCCGTCACTGCGGAAGTCAAGCCCTAAACGCTCCGCAAAACTATCCAATAAATTAATGTCGAAATCGGCGTTAAAAGCGGAGAGGTATGCATCTTCCCCGATAAAGTCAATCAGCTCGCGGAAGGACTCCTCGAGTCCCTTTTGCGAGGACAAAAACTCATCAGTGATGGGATTACCGTCAGAATCACGAAGACGATTACCTCTTAGAGTGGGCTGTCCTTCTTCGTTTAGCTTTAGAGTTTCAGAAGAGCGGGTTTTTAGCTGGGTTGTGTTTAAAACATCCTCGGAGTTGGCATCATTAACCCAACGCGCTCCCTGCCTTGTGTAGGTAATAAGCTCATCGCCAACAATTTGTCCTACACGTGAGCCGTCTGGCAGTTTTCCGGGGGTGACATCACCAGGAGCAGCATCTTGGTCTTTCTTAGGGTAGGCCTCGTAGTAATACCCGCCAAGGCGCTCACCGGGGTTGATAAAGAGAACCTTACGACCAGTTTCTTGACCGTTTTCGTAGACAACCGCCGCGACCTGAATTGGGGCATCTGGGTTTCGTCTATCAAATCCCTTACCAACACTTTCAAAGTCAAGGAACACAACCCTCTTGCTCTTCAGCTCTTCTTTAATTTCCTTGCCAGTCTTACCACGGACAAGGTCCAAAATCTTTTTCCCAAAGAAAGCCGGAACAAACTTTCCAATCATCACAAAACTATTGGGGTTTTTAACTTTACTCGGGACAGCGTTGACTTTAGCAGCAGAGTCAAGAGCGTAGAGCTTTGATGACTCAGAAAGGGTGGATTCTCTCTCTGCTAGGAGCCTCGCACGCTCCGCTTTGTTGGAAGTAGAAGCGTAGATATCTGTTTTTCCGGGAACAGCTGGCTTATCCCCAGCCGGGGGAAGACCAGTCTCACCTCTGACGTAATTAATAGTAGTCTGGGGGCTCCAAGACTTTTCTTGAATTTCGTGCCCTGGGTGGTAACCAGTTACAAATGTTTTTTCTTCGAAAACATCTTCTTCAATTTCTCGAGGCTCGCCTGGAACCACTTCTTCTACACTAAGGGGCTCACCTGCGACAACTCGTTCTCGCTGACTAAGCAGCCAACCAAAGCGCTCTCCTAAAGGGCCCTCCAGTGGAACATAGTCTTTACCTTCTTTACGGGCTTCTCCAGCCTGCTGGGCCTCTGCGTAAAACTCTCCGATAAGTTTGGCGTACGCACGTTTCCGTCTAGCCGGATCATCCTCCCCCAGCTCGGGGTAGCGCCTGACGGCCTCGTCAAGAGCCGATTGGGCCGTCTCAGTGTCTACGACCTGAGGGGCTTCGGGGGCCTCCTGCGTAACAGTCTTAGTCCCGGTCTTTACCTTACGGTTTTCAACAGTTTGGACAACAAAAAACTCAAGAGAGCCGTCTGGGTTTTCCCTGTATGTAATATCCCCGGGCTTCAAGTTTTGAGCTTCGTCAGACCCGGTTACAATCTTGGGGCGAGGACCAGGAGTTGGAGCTCCTTGGCCTTCTGATGTAGTGGTGGGTCGTGTTTCACCAGAAGGAGCCGGGGGAGACCAGCTAGCCCTTCTTTCCGCTAGGTCAGCTTCGTACTTTTCATAGTCTCTAAGGAATTTGTCGTGTTCTTCGGGGAAGTCTCTTTGCTTAGGACCATAAAGATTCCGTCTCTCGCGGCCGTCAAGAGGCTCTCGCTCAATCTGCTCCAGATTTCCTCTAGGCTGATTACGAGCTGCCTCGGGGAGATACTCCTCACCCTTGGGAGAATTCAGGGCGGGCAGGTCCCCCCCAGCAGGTGACCCTAAGCCTCGGTAAACTCCATCGGTTCTGAAGTTCTCCGGGCGCTTTTTCATTTGCTCCACGCCACCCGGGTAGTGCCCGAAGTAGACAATTTCGCGCTCACCAAAGTAGGGACTTTGCCGGTCTGTGATGGGCTCTGATACTTCAATTCGATCAACAGTGAACAAATCGTCTACAAAGACATCCCCTACTTGGTAGTCCGTAGGGCGGATGTTGAGGACACGGGGGTCACGAGCATCCTTGCCGACTGGTGCCTCATCTTGATGACGACTAATCCGATTCTTAAGCTTACGAGTAATGTTCTCTGCTCTGCGATTAAGCTGCTGTCCCTGCCGGCTCTCGTCACTTTTATCGGAGCGCAGAAGTGGGACAACTTTTTTTCTAACAAATTCTTGAATATCCGCAATTCGGCGCTGAAGAGACTCGATAATAGACGCACTATTGGGGGACTTTCCAAACTCAGCTGGGCTGGGCACGGGGCGAGGAGTAGGTGAAGGCGAGGCATCAAAGTCAATGGCTTCTTGACCCTTCTCGGGCTCAAGACTAATACCGAACCGGTCACGAACGGTACGCATAAATTCGTTAAATTCAGTGTCATCCATTTCAGAAATTTCAAACACCTTGTCTACTTTAGAGTCGTAGACAAAACCGTTTTCCTTAATAAACTCTTTAAACTCAGGGTTGTTGGTGATAACGCGACCAGTCCGCTGTCTGATGAATACTTTGTTGCCTACCCTCTTGTAGGAGACAACGGGCTTAGGCTTATCCTTTTCTACCGTTTCAGGAGATTCAGCTGCAGGGGGCTCGACTGGCGTACGAGTAGAGGCCTGCTCAAAGTCAAACTTCTCAAGCTCAGCATCTACATTTTCCTCGAACGGGGTCATGCTTTCGCCCTGCTCTAGGTCTCCATTGAAGATGCCTTCTTCTTGCTCCCGACGTGCTCGAACCTGCTCAAGTTTGTCCAGAACCTGCTGGCGCTCTTCGTCAGACAAGCTGCTCTGCTTGGATAGACGGTCTAGCTGGGCCTCGCGCTTTTTAAGAGCCACAATAGCCTTATAGCGCATCCCGATCTCAGCGGTCTTCTTGTTAATCTGTCGAGTAAGTTTGCCCTTCTCCGTGGAGTTTGTCTCCGCATCACGCCTAGCTTTAAGGTCAGCAATTTCGTCAATAAGTTTTTGAACCTGCTTGGCTGGTGAAAGGTTTTCGTTAAAAATATCTTGAATAAAGGCGTTTGCATCCTCGCCCTGAAGCTGCAGTGCATCCCTCAGCGCTTCGGCTGGGACTCGGAACTCAATGGGCTCGCCGGAGGGGCCCTCGAAAGCAACGACACCGTAACCACTCCCATCAAGAATGGCCTCGCGAAGCTGCTCTTTCAGCTGATCAGGGGTGAATTTACGAGCAAGATTTACCGGATTGATCTGGTCAGGACCGTCTTTGGGGTCATAAGGCTCGGGAAGTGGGTTGTAGTAGTTGTTCCACACGTTTTCAAAGGACTCGGGGTTGTCTTTAGGGAGGAAAGGAGTGGGGTCACCTGTTTTATCGAACTCAGCTTTCTCCTCTTCGGAAGCCCCCTCGATCACGGAAGGAAGATTTCCTTCTTCTTTTCTACCAGTAGGGGCGGATGTTCCACCAATAAACTCTTGAGCCATGTCCCACAAAAGTTTAGTAAGCGCAGTCTTGGGGCTCACCTCAACGATGTTTCCGTCTTCATCAGCAACATATTCGTCGTCACTAATTAAATCGTCTAGAGCCCTGAGTACTGCGGCTTCACGCTCTTTGGGGTCGGAGCTCTCTAGTCCTGGATAAGCCTTGAAAAGATCTTTAATTGCCGCCTTAGTGCGGTCATTAAGAACCTCGCCATACTCCTCTTGGAAGTCGTTAAGAAACTCTTGCCCCCACTCTTCTGCCCTGATTTTGTCGAGCAGATACTGAGTGGCAATGCTGTCATTGTCTTTACCGGTAACAGTGAAGTTTCCGTCTCTATCTAGTGCAAACTTGGAGCGCCCCCATTGGGTGTTCCAAGCCTCGATAAGAGCAGCCTGGCGCTTGCCTGGGTCATCACTAAGAATGTCGGGGAATTCTCGGGCAAGCTCAGTCTCTGCGTCAAAGGCTCGCCCTTCACCATAAACGTCGCTGACAAATTTATCTGCTACATCGACACCGAGCTTACGAACCAAGGCATAGTACAGTGCTTCTGCAGGCTCCGGCTCGTCGCCTTCTGCAAACTCTAGATAGCCAAAACCGTTGGGGTTCTCGAGGGCTTCTTTAAGGGCTGCCTGCAGCTCTTCCTCTGAGAAACGTTGAGCCAGCTCTGCGGGGTCATCGGTGAAGTCAGGTGAGGTTTGCCCTTCTGCGCCGCCTGTAGGCGTGTAAAGCTCTTCTCGATTTAAATCGTAGTAGCCTTCGGGGGTGCTAACCTCATCGCCGAGAGAGATAATAAGTCCAGGAGTTTTCTTTCCGTCTGCAATATCTGCGTCTGTAGCAAACTCACCAAAGTCATTTACCCACTCGTTGGGACCACGCTTACGCCACCTATTGCGGCGGTAAAACTCTTTGGCTTCTTCTAGGGCTGCTTGGTACGCCTCTTCAGTCGCATAGGGCTGCCGGGGAATGTTGAGGTTATCAATTTCTTCATCTGAAGTCCCTACAACTGTGCCCTCGGGGAGGTTTTCCAGGGCCTCAGGAGAAAGATCTGATGGACGCATGCCTAGTTGCCCCTGTTCGTAGGCCTCTGGCTCTTTCTCTAGAGTAATGTCCTTACCCATGTTGAGAATGTCTTCATCAGTGAAAGAAACTGCAGGGTCTGACGTAAAATTCTCTGGGTCAATCTCGCGCCAGTCGTTTTCGCCTACTTTTACAAAGAAGCGAGGAGGTTGATCGTCTTCTCCAGGTATAGAAATAAGGGATCCGGGGCGAAGCTCGGCCAGCTCTTCGGGGGTCAGTGGACCTCTGGGGAGTCTTGGTTTAGAGGATTCTCCTGATACTTCCCCACCGGGGGGTCTACCAGGACCAAATTCTCCAACTCGGTCAATCTGCATAGTGCCGCTCTTTTTTTGCACCTCAGCATCTGTAAAGATTTTGCCGTCCCACCGACGCCACTGGTTATACCCAACCTTGCGGAACTGGGTCATAACGTTAAAAAGTCTTAGGTGATCATTAAGCTCACTGCCGGTGGGAAGCTCGCTAAAAAGCGAGCCTGACATCATTTTAGTAAATGTTCCGGGGCGTACCTCGGGTCCTGTCGCAAGTCCCGTAAAAGGAGAACTATCTTTACCACTAGTTGCGGCCATCTCTGAGACTTGATCGTTAGTGTAAGTCTCTCCGGTCTCCAGGTCAACCCACTCGTCAGCACCAGTTTTTCGTAGCTGTCGCTTTTTTGCTGTTCCAAAGAGAGTCGAAAGGAATCCTCCGAGATATTGCTCCATCTCTGATCCAACGCGCATGTCCGCAATTTCGCCGGGGTAGACACGACGCCCAGGGATTGGGTAGGGAGCGTGGCCCTCGTTAGGGCCGTTGGAGCCCCAGCGGCGTCCTGTTCCGGGAGAGCGTCCGCCTCCGCCAGGAGCGCGGCCTCCTCCGGGGCGGGGCCTTCGCCCAGTGCCGGGAATGCGGGGGTTCCAGGGGCCCGGGAGGGGGATGCGCATCGGAGAGATGTCCGGCCGCCCAGTGCCATCAATAAGGCCGGGTTTATCCGGAATAATAAAGCCGTGTGGATCGACTCTTCTATTATCGGGGCCGCGTGGGCCCTCTTCGCGCCTAGTGGGGTCAAGGTTATCCCGCCTACTCGGGTCACCAAGTTTGATGTAAGGGGCTGGTCTATCTTCGGCTTCGTACCGAGGCTCATCCTGACGAATGTAGTCTAGGGTGTCCGCCCAGCTCTGGGAGGCCGCAAAGATGTCAGGATTGCTCGCGTCGTCTGTACGGCTGACAAACAAAACCGGCTTCTCTGGGTCAAAGCTTCCGTTTTCACCAGCGCCACTAGTTTTAATCGGACAGTTATCGCCCTCACCGGCTGCGGTGAGCCCACAAGACTGCTCGGCTTCCTGAGCCAAGTTAAAATTGTCTCGGGCAACGGGGGAAGACCCTGAGTCAAACTGCCGGACAGTATAATTTTCGTCTTCGTACACTGTACCAAAGTCGGCGTCTTCGCCATAGTACTCTTTTTCCTCGGGAGAGTCGACATCAGCTCCGTCGGCAACTTTATTAAAGCCACTGGGAGCATCAGGACGAATTAAGTCTTTTTCGTCGATGACGGGGTCGCCAGCTTGGACCCGAGCCTTTTGAGGGCTGTATCCGTCCGGGGCGTTTGGGCTAGGCAAGTACGCTTTAGAAGACTCGGTTGCAGATGCTGGAACACGGACAAGGCTTCCGGGAGAAACTTCCATATCAAAATAGTCATTTTTTTCACCAACACCCGGACCAACAGTACGACCAGTCAGCCTGCGAACAGCACCTGTGCTGCCCTTGACCAATACACTAAGGCCACCGCCCTCGAAAGCAAAGCGACCCTTACGGTCACGACGCTGGCGCATCCAGTAACCCTTGTTAGCGCCTAGGCCGCCGGTAAACGCCGCAATCAAGGCTCTTACAGGAATAGCCCCCTGGGGGCTGTTCTCAAGCCTGGTTGCGTAATATTCGCGCTCAGCAGAGCCCTCAGGAGCCGTAAGCATCGAGGCAACCATGGCACGAGTTTCCTCGTCTTTAATAGACGGGTCGTCGGCAATCCAGCGGGCTTTGGCGGCGAACAGATCTTGGTTACTCAGCTCGTGCTCTGCGGAAGACCGAGGGTGGGCAACGGGGAGAAGATCGGTGTGCTGGACCGAGGCGGTAACAGCCTTGTCTTTCTGAAGCAAAACAATAAAGTGAGAAACATCTGTCAAAGTAAGATGTTTACGAACAGAGAAAGGATGGTTGTCTAGTTCCCGGAGAGTCCGCCTGGCAACGTCGAGAACTACTCCGTCTGTGGCAACCCGGGTGCCCGTATAGCCCTGGTTGGCATCATGTGCAAACTCCAGAGCCGCGTCAATAATTTGATTATTCTCGTCCTCGAAGGAACCGTGATAGTTAAGGGGGGAGACGGGAATATTATCAGACACTACCTGTCCTCCCAGTCTGCAGGAAGAAGGTGTACATCAAGGCTACCAGCGGGGTTTAGCGCAAGCTGCTTTGCCCGCTCAAACGGGTCTTCTCCGTTTCTAACTGCACGCATCCAAGCCGCCTTAATGGCAAATTCTGCGTCGTATCCCATACCCGAAGCCTCTGTTAAAGCGATGACTGTTTCTTCTACAGAATTATACTCTGAATAGTCCTTTAGTGAGATGGCCAACTCGCCGGAAGCGTCCGCAGAGGCAAGCAAAAGATCGAGAGACTCGGGGTCTCGAAGGGGGACTTTGTCTCCCTGGACGGCCCCCTCGGGCAAAACAGCAAAGCGGCACTTGCCCTCTGGTTCAACACTGAGACTGATGATTCCGCACTGGTCTCCGCCTTGGTAAAAAACGCAGTTTGAACACTTAACGCCAATTGCGGCGTCTTCGTTTTCGTTTGCGGGAGTGTAGCCCGCCCAAACGCCGTCACCGTCTTGGTCAAACTTGCCGTGGACTGCTACAACCTCCGCCAAAGCATCTGCTAAGGCTTGCTCTTCGGGTATCAGCCCCGATGCAGTAAGGGTAGAAGCGCTTTTCTTTGAAGACTTAGGGTGTGCAGCGGGAAGAAGGTCGTTATCCTGAGTGTAAGCAGCCTTGGAGGGCTTTCCAGAGCGCAAAAGCTTGAGGAAAGCGTTTACTCGAGCCATTGCCCACTGATTGCGAGTCTTTCCGGGGCGGTGTGAGGTACTGTAGGCACCAGCTCCACGGCGGTAGACTGCCTTGAGCATCCTTGTGGTGGCCTTACGGCCCTTTTTAGCGGTCTTGTTGTGCTCTTCAACCTTGTTTTTAATGGCTGTCTCAGTTTTGGCGTCAAAAGTAATTTTTTTATCCCCGGATGCAGAACCTTTGGGGTTTTTCTTAGACCCCTTGACCCGATCTTTCTTAGGAGCCGGGGTTCCTGCTCCCGTTTTCTTAGTAGAAAGCTCCCGGGCCTCTTTGCGCATCTCGGCAAGAAGCTCTTCAGTCTTGTGAAGAGCTGCGTATACCTCTTTTGGGTCTGCCATTACGGGGCTACCTCGGGAATACCCAGGCCTGGAGGCTCTTGCTCGGCCTGCGCTCCGGGTGATTCCTCCTGGGGAGCTGCCGGAGCTTCTGACTCTTCAGCAGCCGGGTCTGCGGGGGCTCCGCCAGCTGCCTGTTGCAGTATTTGCTCTAGCTCAGGGGGGATGGGGCCTGCGGAAGCGCCCTGAGAGGCACCACGGACCGCTTCCATGACATCAGGCGCAACCACACCAAGAAGTGCCTCGGTAAGCTCAGGCGTGATAACTCCGCGCTCTTGGAGCATCCGGAGGGCTACCTCGGTAGGCTTGGGTGCGTCTTGGTCGGAGAAGCCATGAGCCCGTCGCCAGGTGTCGTAACTGATTGCTCCCCGGTCAAACCCTGCGTCTGCGTCTGTTGCTCGGTCATTACGAGTAGAGACAGCGCTGGGGTCATACCAAACAACAAGACGGTTTACGTCAACTTCTGGGTACCCCTGAGCAATAAGGTAGGGGCGAAGGTAGACAGCCGTAAGCGCGTCGACAATAAGAAGCATCAAAGGCTCAATGTGCGCCTTGTAGAGGCTCTCGTCGATTTGTAGGGCGTTGGAGTACTTAACGTTCGCCATTCCCGAAACGACGTCCTTAGGAACGTCAAGGCCCTGCATGATGCGCTCAAGGACGCGGTCCGAACGCTCAGCCAGTGCTGGGTCGAAGGAACGCTCAAACTTGAACTGCTTGATTGCGTCACCAAGCTCGGCAGGTCCACGGATAATCAAAGGAACAACGGCGCTTGCAGACTCTTCATCCCTGATGGGGGTCGTCATTGCGTCAATCAGTTGCTCTTCGAACTCGTCTTCTGCCTCTTCAGGTGTAAACGAAGCGCCCATGCCATCTTCATCATCAAAGGGGTAGTTAGGGTCAGCCTGGGCGGCAACGGAAAGTCCGTCTGGCAGGTAGAGAGCACCGGCGTTAAGACGTGAACGAGCTGTTGCACGGAATGTGCGGTTGAGCAAAAGAAGCTCAGCACACAGGTCAAGAAGACCGCGCAAGGAGCTGTCTGCTTCATCGGAAAAGCGAGGGTGTGATCGCCAAATGCGCCCAACAAAAGCTGACTTAGGAAGTGGGTACAGTCCCATTCCCTGAGAAGCCCCCTGGCCACTAAGCTGCTCACGGCGTCCGGCTACAGCAAAGTTACCTTTAGAGTCAGGAAGGACTTCATCAACGGATCTTACGTCCCAGGACTCTGGTTCCCCGGAGCCAATGCGAGCTGGGAACTGGACGAGATAGCACTCACCTGTGACAGAGATGTTCAAGGCGGCGTCTCTCAAAAGACCAGCCTGTCCGCCGTACGCAGAGCTAAGACGGGCTAGAGCACGCTCTGCAGCAGAAGCAAGGTTGGCTTCAATTGTTCCAGACTCGTGTACTGAGATGGGAGCCTGGCTGGGGTCGTCAACAGTTGCTGAATAAATGCGGATTCTGGAGATTACTGATGAAACAAGATTAAAAGCGTATTTAATTTCCCCGATTGCGTCGTAATATTCCCAGGCCTCAGACTGCCAAGCGCTGGAAGAAGCGGAGCGGCGAGACTTAAACTGCTCAAACTCAGCGCGGTCGTTGACCTTCATTTGAGCAGCAGCCGCTGTCATCGAGCGAGGGTAGTTATAGGGAACAGACGACGCTGGAGAGTTGGCAATGAAAAGATTAGAGAATGCCGAAGGCTGCGAAACTTTTTTGTTGACTACATACTGAGTAGACCGGGAACTGTTTTTGCCGGAGGTCCTGATGCCCTGGCTTTTAGCTTTTGGGGGAGTCGGGGTGGAGTCATCAGACTCGCCTCGAGTGTATATGCCCACTTGTTCCTCTTGTCAGTTGTTGCGGAGTATGAGTTATTTGTCCTCATACGCGGTCAACAGGCCTGCAATAGCAGACAGTGCAAAAGGCACCACAACTAAAACAGTTACTGTACTAATCATATAACACACAAAAACAAGTGACCCGAACCAAAAGGACAAACACCACTCGCATGTAAGCAGATAGCCTAGAGGGTTTTTCTCGGGGGGAAACTTGGACCACCACCAATTGCGAAAAGACTCAAGAATTGTGTCCCTTGTAAACAGACGGGTAAGCCTGTAGGTGGCTAGACCGAGGATGACGTATTCCACGGAAGGGAAATCCTGTTCTCTAGGGCTTCAACAGCTATCTCAGCAGTGCACTGAGTGCACTCGTGAGCGTGTCTTTCAGACAGAGCGTGGTGCTCGCAGTCTTTGTCACTCATTCTAATGGCAAGCTCTATGGCTCGCACTAAATTTTCTCTATGCAAGAGGATCCTCCGATGATGATACTAAGAAGCCGAACGGGTTCCAGCCTCTCAAGCGAGAGCCGCATCCGCAGTTCTCGTCTTTACTAATAACAATTATCTTACCTGAAACTGTCCTTACATGGGAAACTTTTTTTTCGTGGTGCTGCTCCTCAACCTTTTCCCTAAAAACAACCTCGGGGCCTGTAGGAGAGTCGACCGCAACGTAAAGGGTGCCCTGGACAATCACAGCCCGTGCTCGATCCAGTTTTCTTGTCCCGGCGGGGGCATCACCCCTGACCGGTAGGTCTGTAATATTTTCCAGCGAACCTGGTGGGGCTAGGCGCAATACTGCCGGGAAAATATCTATTGTCTTCTGCATTACATATCCACATACTCTGTGGGGACGTAAAAGCTTGTCCAGTCCAAAGCCTCTCTTGCCGTGGGGAGTGGCACGAGAAGCGGCTTGTTTCGTTCGGTAGACCCGATAAGGGCGTAGACATCTTCTTTGGTGTTAGCGATCCGAGCATTTCGCCACATCTTATTGGTAGTCAAAGAAGTAATCGGAAAAGCCATCGGGTGTGGGGAGCTATCAGAGGTCATGGTCTCAAGGAACCGAGCATTTGCTTTTTTGAGGTGTTTCGGGTTTACCCAGATTACAACAGCGAGGTCCTCCTCTTTGTAGGTACCGCTTTGTGTCTTATACGTTTTCATTTTTGATTCTTACTCAATCTCTTAGCCATTGCACGGTACGAGACCCCTGCAGCCTCAGCGATAGCGGCGGTTGGCACTCCCATACTGCGGAGAGTCAGGGAAATTGTTGTTAGCTCCTCATTTGCTTGCGCAAAAGGACTGGACGACGAAGTTTTTGACCGATAGCGACGCGCCAAGGATGAGAGCTCTAGAAGCCTAGGTTTCATATCCTGCGGAACCCCAGGGGACACTGAGCGCAGGCGGGGAGGCTTTTTTGTTGGCGTCTCGGTCGCTAAAGACTTCTTAGGTGGCATAGGTACGGCACGAAACTGCTTCACATCAGAAGCCCTGCGGACCCAGAAGTGGATTGTTGTTTTAGGGCGTGGCGGCCTTAAAGACTGGCCTAAAGAGTTTAAAGACCAGCCAGTGTTCCACAAGGCGCGGAGTCTTGACTCAAAGGCTGCTCGAGGCAAACTTTCGAGGAAAACTACTTCATCGGGGGAAAGGGAGGCCATTTCTCTATTGTACAGGGCTTTACCTGAATCGTACGGAGAATCGCGAAACGTAGATTGTACGGAAACATTATTTATATGAACAGTATGTTTTTTTGAATTTGACCGGTGAGTTGGATGGGCTTACATTTCAGCCCTGTTGAGATTGTTTCCTGTTTGGCGGGAGGGGGGTGGGGTAATTCAGGGGGGTGGGGTGGGTGTTGTGTTTGTGCTAAAAAACCCGGCACTAAAAAAATCTTGGAGACTCGACGAAAAAAAAATTAACTAAGACATTGAGTGACATTGACTAGGACATTTAGACACGACTAAGACATTGAGACATAAGAGAGACAACTAGT